TATTAAAAGAGTTAGGAGAGGCATTTCGAAGAATAAAGCAGTTACGACCAAGCGAAATATACCGCATTAAACAATTGTTAAAATATGGGGTTAAAAAAGATGAAATTTTAAAGGTGTTAGCAGATGCATTAGGAGAAAGTGTTTATGATACAGCACAATATTTAAATGAATATGCAAAAAGAGATTATAGTTTTGCTAAAGTGTATTATGATGCTAATGAAGTGCCATTTATAAGTTATGATAATAACATTTTCTTAAAAGCAAGAGTAGATGGAATAATAAAAGAAGTAAATAAAAAGGAAATAGAGTTATTAAGAAGTACAGGTTTAACTTATATAGATAGATTTGGTAATAAAGTAACAAAACCATTAGAAGAGGCATATATTGAGATTGTAGATAAGGCAGTTGATGAAGTAGCAATGGGAATGGAAACATTTGAAAGTGCTACTGCTAAGCAATTAAAAGTATTAGCAAAAAATGGTTTACAAACAATAGAGTATGAAAGTGGAAGGCATAGAAGATTAGATACTGCATTAAGAATGAATCTTAATGATTATATAAACCAAATAGCCATTGAACAACAAAGAGTGATGGGAGAACAATTTAAAGCAGATGGTTATGAAATATCAGTACATGAGTTTCCAGCAATAGACCATGAAGATTTACAAGGTAAACAATTTAGTATAGAAGAATATAATAAATTGAATAATGGTGAAGAGGCAATAGCATATGATAAAACAAAAATAAAAGCAGATGTACATAGAAGAATGATAGGTATGTATAATTGCCGACATATAGCATATTCTATTGTTTTAGGAATTGATAGCCCTAGATATACAAATGAAGAATTACAGAAGATAAAAAATAGAAATGATAAAGGATTTATTTTGGATGGTGTTAGATATACAATGTATGAAGGCACGCAAATGCAAAGAAAAATGGAAACTAATATCCGTCGTGTTGGAGATGAAATAGCAATTAATGAAGCGTATGGAGATAAAGAAAGAGTTGCATTTTTAAAAGGCGTTAGAAACCAAATGATAAATGAGTACAACGCATTTAATAAATTAACAGGATTAAAGCCTTATTATGAGAGATTGAGAACATATAAATAGGAGGTAAAGTATGAAGTTTGCATTAGAAAAAGGAAAAGATGATTTGGGTGGAGTATGGCGAACAGTTGGAGGCCGTAGGATATTTATTAAAGATGGTGAAGATTTAAGAAGTGCAATGCGAGGAAGTGGAAAATTTCAAACCCTTGCTGATGATGAAATGGTAAAAAGATGGACAAAAAGAGTAAATGAAGAAAAAACAAATGATATAAAGCCATTTAAAAAAGAAGAATTTAATGAAAAGAAAGTAAAAGAAAGAGGAGGTATAAATGATAAAGAGGCCAAGGAATGTATGGAATTGGCTGATAAAATTTATGCAGAGGCAGAGGCACATGAGCCGACAATAAGTAGAGATTTAATAAATAGTGCAGAAAGAGCAAATGGTAAAATGTATGGATTAGATTTTAGGATGAAACAGCCGACAAGTTTAGCAGCAAAAATAGGAGCAGATACAAAAGAAGCACAAGGTAGAATAACATTTAAAGATGCGGCTAATGGTGTAAAAGATGCAGTTAGATATACAGTTATATTGGATGAAGATAATTTTACAAAAGGATATAATGCAATAAGAAGTGATTTAGAGAGTAAAGGTTATAAAGAGTCAAGAGCAAAAAATTTTTACCAAATGTATAAAGATGGAGAGTCTAGTCAAAAAGCAATCCAATGTGTATATGAAACAAAAGATGGATATGTATTTGAATTTCAATACCATACGGATAATTCACAAGGAGCAAAAGAAGTTAACCATCCATATTATGAAGAATTTAGGAATAAAGGGACATCGGATAGCAGAAAGGCCCAGTTAAATAAATTGATGAAAAATACAGGTACACAAGTTAAAGACCCAAAAGATGTGTATAAAATAAAAGCACATAGTTAATTTGACTATTGACAATTTTATGATATAATTGAAATGGAGGGGAAATGTTTATGAAAGAATTATATTATGTTTGGCGATTAGGCAATGGAAAAATAGCGAATATTGCTAAAAGAGATAAACAAGGATTATATTATTCCATTAGTAATGATGGAAAATGGATAGAAGAACCCAACCTTAAAAGAATAGAATTTGAAGTTACAGATTATGAAAAGATAGATAAAGAAGAAGCAGAAAGATTAATAAAAGAGTTATAGTTGTATATATAAAAAGAGAATAAAGATGCATATTGCATTTTTATTTTTTTATGCTATAATTTAGGTAGAGTTCGAGAGGACTTATATCTTAACACGTGGACACGACCACGAAAAAAAGTGAAGGAGGATATGAATGAGAGAATTTTTAAAAGGCTTAGATTTGGATAGTGAGTTAATTGATACTATAATGGTAGAACATGGCAAATTGGTAACAAAAGACAAAGAGGAGTTGCAAACCTTAAAAGCACAAATCAAAGAGTTGGAAGAAAGTTCTAAAGGTGCCGAAGAATTGAAAACCAAATATGATGAATTATCTAAAAAGGTTAAAGAGGATGAGGCAGAGAAAAAAGCCAAAGAAGAAGAAAAGATGTTAAATGATAACATTGATGCTTTACTTGATGGCAAAAAATTTACTAGCGATTATGTTAGAAATGGTTTAATTAATGATATTAAAGAGGGATTAAATAAACCAGAAAACAAAGGAAAAGGAATAAAGGAATTATTTGAGGAATTAACAAAAGATAAAGAAGGAATATTTGTTAACCCCAATGCTCCACAAGATATTCCTAAAGTAAATGAAGATGTATTTACAAACGTAAATAAGGAAGCATTTAACAAAATGGGTTATAAAGAAAGAGTAATGTTAAAACAAGAAAACCCTGAATTATTTCAACAATTAAATGAATAAAGGAGGAAAAGATTATGGCAACAACAAAGTTAGCACAAATGGTTGACCCTGAAGTTATGGCTCCAATGATTGGTGCAAAACTTACAAAAGCAATTAAGGTAACACCTTTTGCTAAAATTGATACTACTCTACAAGGTAGACCAGGTAGTACAATTACAGTACCTAGATATGAGTTTATTGGTGATGCTGCTGACCTTGCCGAAGGTGTAGATGCAACAGCAACACAATTAACAACAACTAGTGCTGAATATCAAATTAAAAAAGCAGTTAAACAAGTAGAATTAACAGATGAAGCAGTATTAAGTGGTTATGGAAACCCTGTAGGAGAAACTAATAACCAATTAGGATTAGCATTAGCATCTAAAATTGACCAAGATGCAATGGATGCATTATTAAATGCAGAAGGAGTAGCAACATATAGTGATACTTCTAATGAAATTTCATATAATGGAATTGTAAGTGCAATTGATGAATTTTATGAAGAAGATAATGTTGAAAAGGTTATGTTTATTAGCCCACACCAAGTTACTACATTAAGACTTGACTCTAATTTTATTTCTAAAGAAAAATATGGAAATCAAGTTATGGTAGATGGTGAAATTGGAATGGTAGGAAATGCAAGAATTGTTCCAAGTAAAAGAATAGTAGCAAAGAATGGTGCTTACACAAATCCTATTGTACAATTAAGACCTGAAGAACAAACAGGTGATGATGTAGCAGCATTAACAATTTATCTTAAGAGAGGTGTTAATGTTGAAACTTCTAGAAATTTAAAAAATTATACTACATTAATTGGTGCTGATGAGCATTATGTAGTTGCACTAACAGATGTGTCTAAAGTTGTATTAGCAACATTTAGTGCTGGAACTGCAAGTCTATAGTAAAGGAGGTGCTTAAGAGATGTATCTAACTTATGAAAAATATAAAGAGTTAGGTGGAGAACTCGAACAAGCACCTTTTACTCTATTAGAATATAAATCTCGTAAGCAAATAGATAAATATACTTTTGGAAGATTAATAAAAGGCATACCAGAGAATTTAAAGCAAGATATAGAAAAGACTATGATGTCTTTAATGGAATTTAACACATCTAACAAAACAAGTAATATAGTAAGTGAAACTATTGATGGGTATTCTGTTTCTTATGGAGATACAGAAGAAAATGAAAATAAAATTAAAGCAATGGTCAATGATTTATTAGAAGGATTAGAGATTGATGGTGTGCCTTTAACTTATTGTGGTGGTGTAAATGATTACAAGAGGATATATTACCCTATATCATAAAATAAAGGGAAGACACCCAAGTTGGAAAAAATATGAAGTTAATTCTTGGTATTTTGGAGGACATGGAAGTAGATTTAATAAGGGTATAGCCGAAGCAAATGATTTACAAGTAAGAATACCTTATGGGTTAATAGAAGTAGAAAATATTTCAATAGGAGATTTAATTGTAATAGGTAAAGGAAATGATATTACTACTACAAGTGAATTAGAAGAATATTACACAATAAATAGTATAAATGATAATAATTTTGGCAATAGTCCTCATATACATTTAGGGGTTAGATAATGGCAGTTAAGTTTCCGCCTACAAGCCGAATTAAAATGGTTTTAGGAATACAGCCAAATGGTCCTATAATAAAGAAAATAATGAGTTCTGCATATAGAAGAATGGGAAAATATGTACCAGGAGGAGAAGGAAGT